TACAATTCGACAATGGGGGGCAGTATGCATACGTACTTTCTCAGGGACTCGTTGCCGCCCTCATCCCGTGGGGTGTCAAAGGATACTTCCAAGACGTGCCTGCACTGTGCAAGCCCTACAGATTACAGGCAGGTGATAAAATCCGCGTAATGAATCAGACCGCCGCAGACCGCGGAGCAGCTTTAGCCGTCTATACAAATACCGGACGCTCAAGAATTTTTACGGACACGCCAACCGGAGGGGCGACAAATGAGCTCACCGATTTGCAGACTGGAAATAGCGTCGGGGATACATTACAAGGAGAGCGAATTCAAAAATGGATGGGTTCTTCGGTGGATGGTCCTAAGATTGAGACTAGCGGATTCTATGTTGTGGACGCTCTTGGAAACGTCGTCGGTGCGTGCCCTGCTGCGGACCCTTCATTCAACCAGCCCCAATTCTCACAAGCGTATAACGTACCGATTGCGTTAAATTATAAATGTCAATTCCTCACAAATGCATAGAGCTGATTGAATGCCGCGTCTGACTAGAACCAAGGCCCGAAACAGAATAGGCGAAGCTATGGCTAAAGTGCGCCGGGTTCAATACTATACTAAACCGGGCGACATGACACCGGCAATCTATAAGAAGTTAGAGACTGTACACAATCAATTAGCTACTATATGGACCACCCTAAATCAAAGAAGGTGATTAGGTGGCTATCAACCAGTCTATACTACAGGGTCAGGGTGTTGGCCAACAAGTCGGGGGCGTACCTCAACACGTCACTCAATATGTGCAAGAGCAAGTTGCTATTCAAGGAGAACAACGACAACAAACCAACGGGACCGGCGGCGGTGGCGGCGGTGGCGGCGGCTTTGGCGGCGACCGAAGTTGGATTTATGCCCCTCAGGACCTCGAGAGTATCGCTTGGCTGCTATTGGGGTTGATGTAATGCCTTTGCCCGACGCGCCTAAGTCTTCACCGCGCGTATATACACTTTTACAGAACAAAACCCTAAGCTCGGAAGCCCCCAACTCTCTGACTCAAGCCACAATAGCGAGCGTAGGCAATCCGATAACGGTTGAAATGCTCAACGAAGATGAGTTAAGAAGACTAATTTTAGTTAATTTAGCTCGTTTGACAGTCAAACAAGAATGGGACGGCCTCTTAGGGTGATAGAATGCCTTTACCAGACGCAGAAAAACACTCAGACAGGATATACAGAATCCTTCAAAATACCGATTTAGAGAACCTTGCATTCGCTACGCTTCAGAGTACCGGCCAACCAATATCCATTGAGGATATGTCAGAGGACGAGCTGCGGCGTTTAGTGTTAGTCAACCTTGCTAGATTGAGCGTTAAGGGCGAGTGGGACGGGCTATTAACGGCAGGGTCGGGAGGCGGTTCGGCCTACATAGGCGACATAATGCAAGCCGGGGATGATACGTTCTGCGCCGACCAGTGCCCCACATGGGGGGGGTATTCAATCGGAGCAGCAACCATAGGCACGAATTACGTGAATGCTTATCCCTTCGTCTGTCCTAAATCGGGAGCCTTATCAGACCTTCAGGTTCGCGTAAATGCATCGGCAACTAATACCCTCAGAGTCGGCATTTATGAGAACGGCGAAACCAATTATCCCACGACGCAACTCGGTGGCGACACAGATTTTGATTGCAGCTCAACCGGAATTAAAACGTCATCACCTGCAAGCACTATCACGCTTGTTCAAGGCACGACATATTGGTTATGTTATGTATGGGTCAATACGTATTCGGGTGCTTCTCCTGCAATGTGGTTGAATACGGGAGGACGCCCTCTAGGATGGAACGCTGCGGTTGACCAATCCCCTCGAGCTTCGATAATTGATTTAGGAGTACCAACTAACAATTTACCCGCGACCATGAGCACAAGCGGTCATGATAGCGGATACAACAAAAAATTACTTTGTGGGTTAAATTGGGCGTGAGAAAATCCCTAAGCCAAAACCTACGCAGGTTATACGACATGAAATTGTCTTAGGGCGTAGCGAAAAAAACCTAGCCGAGAATATGTTTTATGCGTATTCAGCGGGCCGGGCCGGCATGGTCATGCAAGGTATAGGAATTCCCGAATTGACTAAGCAAATGAGTGACCCTATGCAAATGGTTCAAATCTTTTATTCAATAGCTATGATTCTTGAATTCTTAGGAATTGAAACGGGCCTCCCTACTCCCGCCGACGCCGGCCCATATTGGGACGAGCTGAAGAAGTCCCTCGAGAAAAAATGGGAGGAAGCCGGCGACAAATCGAAATGGTATGACCCGGCCTCATGGAAGGGGTTTGATTTCATAGGAGATTTACAAGCCTCAATGCTCGGAATAGACAGAAATGACCCTGACCCGTTTAATTTGGACTGAAAACGTGACCCTTTACCCCCTACTTGAAGGGCCACTTTAACCATTTCTTGCGTTTATTGAGCTCTTTCTCGAATGCATCACTCCTTTCAACCCAAAAGACGACTCGGGCTTGTAATTCTTTAGCTAACAGATGCAATTCCTCAGGACTCGCGACCGCCATATTAGGGAATATGACATTTCCCATTTGAGAAGACACCTTTGCTGACGTGGATGAACCATACCATTGAATAGCCTCAGACACCCATGCAGAACGCCCCCGATGGGCCCTAGACTTCTTCGGTATGCCTTCAATGACCGAGTATGCCCCGGGAGTCAAACGGAAGCTGTGCGTAGCTCCCGAAGGCCGTCGCTCAACAACACCCGAACCGAATAACTCATGCCCCATTTACTCACCGTAAATTTTCAGAAACACTTCTTCGTTAAAGTTAGGTCTTGCGAGCTTGTCAATTCTTCGATAGCATTTGAGGATTGCACGGGCGAATCGCTTTTCTTCAGCATTGGTAAAAACATAGGTTGCGTTTTCGCGGGAGTCGTTGAGATATACATATTCGTATATTGCCGACATCATTTCTTTTTCATTCATTCAATCATCCCCAAATCGGCCTTGAGCAGCGAGACAATCTTCAAACTCACCAATCGTGTGTGCGCCGACCCTCCGAGCGCAGGTCAGGCAGTGGTCATACGGGCCAAACTTCTGACTCATCAATCCACCTCCTTCATACCGACGCTAAGGATACAATGACACTTCGGGCACTTAATCAAATTCCAATATTCTTTCAAAACTTTGGTATCGTCAATCTTCTTCACTTAATCACCGCCGGGCCGGGCCAATTCTCATATTTCTTAATTAGCTCATCCATTTTCAATCCCAATCCATTCAAGGTTCTCACTTCGTGAAACTCGAGGACCGAACATAGCTCACTGTCAAGCGGAAGGGGGCCATAAACCACGATTCGCACGTTAATGCGGGCCATTATGCTCTTTGGGGTCCATCCGACAGGGTGAGCACCTACGTCCCATGAGGGAGGCCCCATTTCTTCAACGCTAATCTCAACCTCATTCATCAGCTCGCCTCCATTTGATTTCGTGGCCCCATTGGTCCTTAATGACTATGAAAACCCGGTCGGGGTGTCGGGTACGCTGTCGCTTCATGTATTCTTTCAAGCTGCTTATTTCAAAGGTTGAGTTCGGTACTCCTTCTGATAGCATGGTGTAGCAGTATTGCTTTGGCCATTCCAAATCTAGGTAATCATATTGTGTCCATGTGTGGCGTTCTCGGTTGCTCATATTAGGGTCACAACGGCAGTTGCCTATAATACCTTCGTAATACAGATACTGCTGTAAATATTACCAAACCCCTCAAACCGCGAGCTATCCCCGACCTAAACTTCACGCGGTGTATGCGTTATTCGGTTGCAGACCTGTTCAAGCCCACTTTAGCCACCGTATAAGAAGATTGAGGGTAGTTTTTCCCAAAAATTCAAGTGTGGGGGTTGAATGGGGTAGTCGTCGCGAAGGTGTGGGGATATGTATGAGCTCTATATTCTCGGTTGCATGGTTGTTTTGCAGGGTATAACCCTTATTCTCGTCTTATTTCTCGCCTCTCGCGGCACCGGGCTTTTGATTGACCTATTTGCGGAGCTTGATAGCAAGATAGCCGAAGCGATTACGAAGCTAATCAAAGAAGGAGGCATTGATATTGAGCCGCCGAACCCGCTACAGGCTCTAATTGCAAATATGATAGGGCAAAACATGGGGGCCGGCAGACCGAGGGACCCCGGCGGGCACTTTGTTGAAATAAAACCCAAAGTTGAATAACCACTTTCACTTTCACTTTCATAATGGCCCGAAGAAGGAAGACCCAACGCCGACGTTCACCCCGATACAAGTCCCTCTATACTATGGCGGTTGCGTACGGCAATCTAGCTATTCTAAGTCAAGGAATTGCGGGGACGAGTCCTCTAGGCATGGTCATGCAAGGCGCGGACACATACAGTGACACCGGAGCTATGACCACGGGTGCCGATGCTGTCTCATTAGGTGACATATTGCAGAACCCTACTCAGGCATTCTCGGCGATGAATACCAATATCAGCGTCAATGCAAGCGCAATGATGATTCAAGCAATAACCTTCAATGCCGGAGCTAAGATTTTTCGCAAGGTAATGTCGAAGCCATTCAGAGAAGCCAATAAGGTGATTCGACCGTTGGGATTGGGAGTCCAACTTTAGGGTGATTTCATGGCCACGAATACAGTAGTAGGTTCTCTAACGTGCTCGGATGGTACTACCATCCCACTCAAGGCAGAAATTCCAGAAGGGACCGAAACCGACCTAACCACAGATACCGTATATACCGTTTCAGCCCAAAACGTAGGAGATTACAAGCCCGGAGGCGTCATCATCGCCGGGTCCGTACAATTCGACAATGGGGGGCAGTATGCATACGTACTTTCTCAGGGACTCGTTGCCGCCCTCATCCCGTGGGGTGTCAAAGGATACTTCCAAGACGTGCCTGCACTGTGCAAGCCCTACAGATTACAGGCAGGTGATAAAATCC